TTCCCGCGCAAATGTGTACTTGTAAGTTCGATGGCTGCCGCTGAGCCCATGGCTGACGGCAGACGCAAAGCTGTTTGCGCTTTTGTAACCAAGCCGCCTGGCACACATCTCGGACGTACCGGATGCCAGCAGATCGCCGGTCTTTGCGTCCCAGACGGTGTACCACATGACGCGGGCAGGTTTTTCATTATGCGCCCTGTAATCCCTGCAATATTGGTTGTGGCGCTCTCTGCGGCAGGAAGCGCAAAAGCGCAGGTTGCCAGCAACATTTTCCATCACCTTGCCGCAGTCCAAACAAACGCGGGTAAAGTGCTTTCCTTTATTCATGGGTGGTGTCAGCCCGCCTTCCTGCCGCTCTTCACGGTGTTGCGGGGCTGCTGATGCACCTTGCGGCGGCGTTTCTCACGTGCTTCGGCGGCAAAGCCCAGCCGCATGAAGAAGATCGCCAGCAGGATCAGCACCATGGCCGTGATGAACGCGCCGTCCGAGACGGTGCCCAGTGTCTGGGCAGTGCCCTCAACGCCTATGCCGTACAGCAGGCCTACCACAAAGCAGGCCATTGCCAGCCAGTACCATACGCCGGATTTGATTCTCATGCGGTTTCATCCTCCTTGCCCACTTCCGGGAAGAAAAGCTCCCCGATCTCGTCCTGCTGAATGTCCAGCAGTTCACACATTGCCGCGATCTCTGCGCTCGTCCACGGCTGGTTCCCGTGCATCCTGCCGCTCATGGTGTCACGGCCAATGCCGATGTACTCAGCCACTTCCTGATCCCGGAATCCGCAGCTGTGGAACCGGCCCCGCAGCTTCCAGTATGGGATCTGCTTGAAAGTGCCGCGAATAGTTGATGTGTTCAACATTTTATTCCTCCTTCTTTTTGGCGGGCAGCCCATCCAGCAGGCTGTCCATCAGGGCAGCGTAGAACGGGTAGCCTTTGGCGACGATGGTCAGGCTGTCAATGGCGTTGGTAAGGAAGCTCTGGGAGCCGCGCACCACGTTCTCCATGGTGCGCACCGTGTCGCAATGCTGGCCGTAAATAGCCTTGAACTCGCCGCACAGGGCCTTGACCTGCATATACTTGGCCTTGCTGTCCTCGCGGTTCTTGCGGCACTCGTCCAGAAAAGCGGTGTTCTCGTCCAGTTTCTTCCGGGCTTCGATCACCCGGTCGATGGCGTTCTGGATGTTGGCATCCTGCACGGCCCGCTGCTCTTTGTGCTGTGCGGCCAGCTGCTTCTCCATTGCATTGAACGCGGAAATGTACTTCAGCTTCCACTGCACGGCTTCCTTGCCGGTAAAGCCCATGGCCAGCAGGGAAAAGCCGTCCCGGTTCATCAGGTACATGGGGTACTTCTGGTGGTTCTGCGGGTGGGTGTACTCGGATTTGAAGAACAGCGGGGTCTGCTCAATTTTGAGCACCCCCTCCGACATGAGGTTTTCAATGTCGCGCATGACATTGCGGTGCTCCTTGCCGAAGCGCTTGGCAACGTCCCGGCTGGATGCCACCGGTTCGCCGTTCTGGGTGGATAAGATGATGTCGTTCATGGTGAAGATGTACCTCCTTATTTTCGATGTGTTTTGATATAACGTTCGATTCTTTCGCACACACGGCAGACTGCTGTATAAAATTTGACTTTCTGCTCAGTGACGAGTATTTTAATAATCAGAATAAGTTTGTCCATAGAACCTCCCAAAGAAAGGAATGATAAGATGAGTGATGAGAAGAATAGCGGCAACACCTTTAACATCAATGCCGTACCAAGTTGCATTGACGAACCTGTAAAGGCTGTTCTGAACCCCGGTGCTAATCAGATTGGAACTCTTTTTGGAGATCTTCTTGCAATGGCAACAAGCAAAATCCATTTTTCAGCAGAAAAGATGAGGTTGCAACAAGCACATGATTTAGAAGAGTTTAAAAAATCACTGAGTGACAAGTTGAATGCAAAACCAGCAGAATGCTTGGTTGAACCTCGTATGCAGGTGGTTGGCCCCGCTGTCGAAAATGCAAAATTTTGCATGGACGAGCCACAAATCCGAAAGATGTTTCAAAATCTGCTTGCAAATTCTGCCGATATAAGATATCAAAGTCAGGTGCATCCTTCCTTTTCGGCTATGATTGCGCAGATGTCTCCTTTGGACGCTGAAAATTTGGAACTGTTCAAAGGCGGTCGAACTCTTCCGATTGCAAGGTATAAATACACTCTGGAGAACGACGGCGAAAGAGCTGCGTTTACAAATTGCTTTTTAAAGAACCCTAAGATGATTCATGCCACAGACATCGACCTTCAAGCCACATCTTTAAGTTCATTGGAACGACAAGGGTTGATAGAAATTCGCTATGACTGTTGGCTGTTGGATGAGAAATTGTATGACGTATTTATCAAAAATGAACTGAGAGATATATTGGAAAGCGAGTTGCTCCAAATGAAAGCCTGCGAAGCAAAGATCAATGACAGAAAAGTGCGATCACTGGACTTTGATAAGGGAATTGTCCGGTTGACACCGCTTGGAAAAACTTTTGTTAGTGTTTGCTTCGATATCTGATCTTTGGTTGAGCACTTAGCTAAGAATTTCAGCCCAGCGTTCCGTCTCCAGCGGTTCGCTGGGCTTTTTGTTGTTGTTCATGTGGTTCTCTCCTTTCATGCCACGGGGCGGTTGTCCAGCTTCTTCAGGCTGGCGACCAGCTTGATGGACTGGGCAGCGGTCTCCATCTGCTCGAATGCGTCCTCGTCCATGTCCTTGCACATGGTATGAATGCGGATCACGCGCTCCACGTCCTGCTGCGTCAGGCCATACATGGCGGGATTCAAGGGATTGTTTTTGTGTGCCATAGTCAGCACTCCTTTCTGTGGGTGGCTCCCACGACCATCCCGGCGGCGTCACCGGAATGGTTTCGGCCCGTGCCGCCGGGCCATCATCGGGTGGGTTGTGGCGTGCTCCCTTCTGCGGTATACTGAGACGGAAGGGAGATGTTTATAAGTTGTCTGAAAAATACAAATGTCCGTATTGTGGAGTTGCGTTCTATGAAGCGTCTGACAATACGAAAGAACGTAGGATAAGCTATAATTTCGATCAAAAGGATTTCGATGGGCCATATGGATACAATTCGATACTTTCTGATATTGTAGCGGTTTACCATTACTGTCCATCCTGTCATGAATATTCCGTACAGCTTGCCAGCAGCAAGGGACTTTTTTCGTTCAACTATCCACCGTATACCGGGATAACATTGCCAGACTATATTCCGGAAGCAATCAGAAAAGATTATGTGGAAGCCTGCTCAATTCTGGATGCAAGTCCAAAAGCATCTGCCACATTATCGCGTCGCTGCCTGCAGGGAATGATTCGGGATTTCTGGGGCGTGACGTCCGGAAACCTTGCCGGAGAGATCGATCTGATCAAAGATAAAATTCCTGCCGACCAATATCGGGTACTCAACGGCGTAAGGCGCTTGGGAAACATTGGAGCACACATGGAAAAGGATGTGAATCTGATCGTTGATATCGACCCCGGAGAAGCCCAAAAGCTTGTCAAACTTCTGGAACTGCTTCTGAAAGACTGGTACATTGCCCGACACGAGCGTGAAGAACTGTACCGGGAAATCCTCGTTATTGACGAGAAGAAGCAGGATGAACGTCATCCTGGCTGAACGGGTCATTCTTTGCCAGCAGATCACCGTCCAGAGTCCAGTACTGGTGAACTTCATAGACCGGATTCGCATCCGTGCCATCTCCCGCCAGAGTGACAGTCTCAATGACTTGAATCACTCTGGCGGATTTTGCTTCCTGAGAGATTTTGAATTTCATCTTCTTCACCTCTTTTCGTTGACTTGGTCGGCATCGACTTGCTAACCTTGTGAGAACAATATAGCACACTCTGTTAGATTTTTCAAGCCTGGATTTTGGAGAAGGTCAAAAATAAATGTTGACACAGTTAGATTTACGGAATATAATACGAATTGAAGAGAACAGAAAGGAGGTGAACAAAATGAACGCAAGAATCGAAGCCGTCCGAAAACACGAAGGCTTGACGCAGGAACAGTTTGCGGACAGAATCAATCTCTCCCGTAATTATTTATGGATGCTTGAAAATGGCTCCAGAACCCCCAGCGACCGCACGATCAGCGACATCTGCCGGGAGTTCGGCGTCCGGGAAGCGTGGCTGCGTACCGGCGAGGGTGAAATGTTTGTGCAGGACACCCAGTCGGAGCAGGTAGCGGCTTTTCTGGCCGACCTGACCAAGGATGACAGTGACACCTTTAAAAAGCGTTTTGTTGAAATGCTGGCAGGCCTGAGCCCGGCGGACTGGGAGCTGCTGGAACGTATGGCCGAAAAATTGACGCAAAAAAAAGAGGAAAGCCCGTAAAGGCTTCCCTCGCGTGGTGGCTGGTTGCTTATCCGATCAGGTGGCTTGCGTACACCCACACAAGCCGCAGCTGGCGGAAATCGGCTTTTTCCAGCAGTTTCAGAATGGCGTTGATGGTTTCTTGTCGTGTCATGTTGCAATCCTCCGATTGGGTTTATGTTCAAGAACATTATACAACCATTCGACGTTAATCACAACAACTTTTGACAACTGAAAAGCTGCGAAAAATCCACAGAAAAATTGGATTTTTCCAACAGAAAAGGAGAAAATCATGAAAAAGTCAGCAAAAAGGCTTTTAGGCGTTGTTTTTACACTGGCGCTGATGACGATTCTCGCATGCGGTGCCTTTGCGGCAAAGCCTGCGGTCGAGCTCACCGACGTCTATTTTACGGTCGACGCTTTTGACGGCGTCAGCCCCACGGTCTGCTTCCGGAATAATTCAAACAAAACCATTAAATACGTTACGTTCACGCTGGTTCCGCTTAATGCGGTCGGTGATAGAACTTCCTGCACGATCAGCGGCCGTTCGGCAGTAACGGCCCAGGTAGTAGGGCCGATCGCTCCGACAAGATTTGACCGAACGGTCGCAAACACTGTGACTTCTCCTGCATCCATGGGAGATTTTGGACCGTTCCAGGCACAGCAGCAACTTGCCACGAATTATTACTTTGGCGCTGAAGAGCGCAACGGGCATAGAATTTTTTTGGACAAGGACGGTAATGCCTATTATGTTGATTCCTACACGCCGTCCTCAGTTCTGTCTGTGATCGACCATTCCAAGACGCTGGGTCAGCTGGATTCCACTACTTATCTGACAGATGACGAACTCCAGAATGCAATTTACGATGCAGCAGTAGAATGGGATTGCCTTTGGTACAACAGCACGATCGACGACATTGCCGTGACTAAGGCGGATATCATCTATATGGACGGAAGCAAAGAGACCGTCAATCAAAAAGCCCTGTATTCGGGTCACTTCAGAAGCGACCCGACGAATCAGCCTTACTATGTGCTGACCAGCAAATACGCCCCTGTTTACGATTATCAGTATTACAAAGAGCACAACGCCGATCTGGCTGCCCTGTTTGGAGATAACCAGTGGAAGTATCTGGAGCATTTCGTAAACAGCGGCATGAAGGAGGGCCGTCAGGGCAGCAGTACATTTAACCTTGCCGCCTACAAGGCCAATAATCCGGATCTGGTTGCCGCCTTTGGAGATGATAATGCAAAATACTATGAGCACTACATTTCCAGCGGCAAAGCAGAAGGTCGGAAGGCATCCTGATAATATCTAAACAAAACAAAAACGCCCCGCCGGGCGCAACCGGCAGGACGTAAAGTAAGCGGCTCGCCCTTACGGGGTCATCGCACACCTAGCAATGCGATTATACCCCAAAAGGGCAGGCTTGTCAAAGTGTACCCTTTTGGAGGTGAAAACAATGAAAAAGAGGACAAACACTGCCTTTTGGGTCGAGAAGGAAAAGCGCTGGTGCATCGCGGTGCAAAAGAACGGCACCCGCAAACGGTTTTACAGCAGCACGCCTGGCCGCACCGGCCAGCGGGAAGCCAACGCAAAGGCCGATGCCTGGCTTGACGATAGCATCAGAGACGGAAAAAAGAAGGTAGCTGCCCTCTATGCCCAGTGGGTAGAAGAACTGAAGCTGACTTGCGGGACATCCTATGTGACACAATGCCAGCGTTACGGGGACTGCTATATCCTGCCGACCTGTGGGAATATCCGCATTGACGAGTTAACCGAGGGCGATCTTCAAAAGGCCATTGACGTTTCGTTCCGGAAGCGCTCACAGAAAAAAAACCAGCGCAAGCCCATCTCAAACCAGCCGCTGAGCCGAAAGACGCTTATGACGATCCGGGCTGCGGAAACCGCCTTTGTCAAGTGGTGCCGAAGGAACAAGTACACGACACTCTACCCCGACCTGTCTATCCCGAAGAATGCCAGGATGGGGAAACGCACGATCTTGCAGCCCACCGCCCTGAAGGTTCTGCTTAGCGTAGACACCCGCACCTACTATGGAAAGCTGGTATTTGATGAATATATCTACGCCTACCGTTTTGCAGTTGCGACCGGCCTGCGCCCCGGGGAGCTGATTGGTCTCTGGTATGGTGACATCAAAGGGAACACGGTCAACCTTCGGCGAAGCATCAACGTGCACCGGGAACAGACGACCGGAAAAAACGAAAACGCAATCCGCTCTTTTGACATGGGCAAGGAAGCTCGCGAGGCATACGAGGCACAGGTGCAGCTTCTGAAGGCTCAAGGTATACTTCTGAACTACAATACCCCGCTGTTTCAGATCCCGTCAGAACACGCGCTCTATCGCCGCTGGGAATCCTACCAGGAAGCAAATGGGCTTGAGCCGAAAGTTTCACTTTACGAGCTGCGGCACACCTTTGTCAGTGTTGAATCCAGCGTCCTGACTGACAGCCAGCTGAAGATGCTCGTGGGCCATAGCAAGAACATGGACACATCCGGTGTATACCGGCATGAATTGCAGGGTCAGCGTGAAGATTTGGCAGCCGCAACAACAGCAGCTTTTCAGAAAGCGCAGGGCTGA